GTGTTGTCGAGGACAGAGATGACCCAGAAAAATTAGGTCGAGTTCGTGTGCGGTGCGTTGGATACCACACAAATGATACAAACAAAATTCCAACCGCAGACCTTCCTTGGGCATGGGTGATGATGCCGACAACCACTTCTTCTATGGGTGGTCTAGGTGAAGGTATGCCGTTTATCGTTGAGGGTAGTTGGGTTATCGGTTTCTGGCGAGATGCATTGACCATGCAAGAACCAGTTGTTATCGGAACATTACCAGGCATCCCATCTGAAACACCAACAGTCGATACAGGTTTTAATGACCCTCGTAGCGAGAGTGCAGAACAAAGTGAAGGTGCGTATAAGTACAAACCAGACTATGGGCCTTATCCTCTAAGAACTTCAGACAGTGACGTATCCAGACTTGCAAAGAATGATGCAAACAATATTCACCCAGAGATTGCTGCAAGAGATGAAGCACAAACTAAGGAAGTTCCTGTCGCAAATGATACGGAAACAACTTGGAATGAACCACTGACTACGGATGAATCTACCAGAGGTAAAGAAGCATCTGGTCGTAATCCAGAAACGAAAGAAAGTAGAACTGCTCCTTATAAAAGACGCAATACAGAATATCCATACAATCGAACATACGAATCAGAGAGTGGTCACATTGTCGAGTTTGATGATACACCCTTTGCGGAACGTATCTACGAGAAACATCGTACAGGAACTTTCTACGAGGTGGATGCAGATGGAAACAAGGTCACTCGTATTGTAGGAAACAATTATCAGATTGTTGCTGGTGCGGAATATGTGAACGTCAAGGGTGACGTAAACCTTACAATAGATTCTAACTGCAAAACATATATCAAAGGTAATTGGGATATTCAAGTTGACGGTAACGTGAATGAAGTAATCAAAGGAACATTGACACAGGATGTTACAGGTGCGGTATCGGAAACTTACAAAGCAAATCAAACAACAAATATAACAGGAACACTAGACTTGGATGCTTCATCTGAAGTAGACATTGATGCTGGTGTAATTAATCTAAACTAGGAAACACTATGCCAGCAGTAACAAGAGTAGGTCAAGACAGTCACATAGGTCACGCAAGTCCTACACCAAGTCCTTTTCATAGTACACCATATGCGTCTGGTTCACCAAACGTATTTACAAATGGTTCTTCAACTGTACGCATTGGAGATGCTACTGGATGCGGTGACCCAGCAGTTGGTGGTTCTGGTACAGTATTTGTAAATGGTATCGGTGTTCACAGACAAGGTGACGGAACAGGTGGACATGGAAGTTGGGTGCCGAATGCGTCTGCATCTGGTTCACCAAATGTAAATGCGGGCGGATAATGGCAAAACCAGACTACGAAACATTACTTGGTCAGATTGCTGCGGAGACTGACCCAACAGCAAAGGCTGCGTTGGAGGCACAGTGTTTCGTTTTTCTAGAACCACTGACTGAAGCAGAGAAAGAACTCTTTGCATATCTGGACAATGATTATCTATTATTCAATCCAGGCACAGAGGATAACAGTTTTAAAAGTTATGTGGGAACTTACTTTAGTGACACAGGGGAAACAACATGACATTAACTAAGAGGTCATCAAAAGGTTCTGCTCTTTCTTATGATGAGATGGACGGAAACTTTACACACTTGGGTGGTACTGGAACTTATCACAATAACGGTATTCGTGTTGGGCCGCCTGGCACTGTGCTGGAAATGCTTGCTGGTCATGCAGACGGAAGAACTCTTGTTGGACACTCTGGTAGTTACACATTACAGAATGTAACAACATTTCAAAACTTAAATAATACTCATACAAGTATTGGTCTTGATATTGATTACATTCCACCAACAGGAACAAAAACAGTATTGTATGAAGCACAGTTTCAATTTCGTGGAATAGATGCAGACCCCCTTTTACACTTTCAAGCAATTTGGGATGGAAATATTTTAGAACCAAGTAAGTCAACACACAGAGTTAATGCTGCAAATGATATTCAAAAGATTTATCATTTGGGTGTTGCAATAGAAGTAAACTCATCTAATGTAAGTGTGACTAATGCAAGAATTGGTGAATGGACAACTGCAAAAACTTTATCATGGACAGCAAGAGAGTATGCTAGTTCTCTTGAGGGTAGATTACACGAAACTAATCATTGGGATGGAACTGGAACTAACCAGTTTGTTTGTCCAATGTTAAAGGTCACTGCAATCGCATAAACGTACTAAATAATACAAAAGAGAGTAACAATGGCAGTACAATCCGCATATAGAGATGCACAGGCAACAAACGATTCAAATCGTAGCGCACAGACGTATAAAGATTTGAATTTGAACTTTACAAAACATCCTGTTAAGAAGGATGTTATTCCGTTGACTGATGCTGCCGCTGTGAAAAGAAGTATACGAAATCTTGTACAACTTGGTCACTTTGAAAAACCTTTTCATCCAGAGATTGGTTCTGGTGTTCGTGACCTTTTGTTTGAGAACATGACTCCCTTTACTGCAAACACACTTGCAAGAAAGATTGAAGATGTCATTACAAACTTTGAACCCAGAGCATTACTTGCTGGGGTTGAGGTGATACCAAGATTTGACAACAACCAATATGAAGTGATAGTAGAATTCTACATTAATAATGCACCATCTGAACTTGTAGATTTATCATTCACATTAGAGAGAATTAGATAAAATGGCAACCACAGATAAAAGATTAAACGTCACGGAACTGGACTTTGATGATATCAAAACAAATCTGAAAACCTTTATGCGTAATCAAGATTCATTTTCTGATTACGACTTTGAGGGTTCTGGTATCAATGCATTATTAGATGTCCTCGCATACAACACACACTACCTTGCAATGAACGTCAACATGGCTGCAAACGAGATGTTCCTTGATACTGCATCTCTTCGTGAGTCAGTTGTGTCTCATGCAAAGACTTTAGGTTACACACCAAACTCTGCAAGAGCACCAATCGGAACAGTCAATGTAACACTGAATAACTTTGGTTCACTAACTACCGCAAACATTCCAGCGGAGACTGTTTTCACTTCTACAGTCGATGACGTATCTTATCAGTTTGTTACTATTGCAGATTATTCTGCAACCGCTGTAAATGGTGTTCTGTCCTTCTCTAACATTCCAATCTATGAGGGTACATTTACAAAGAATCGTTATACCGTAGATACAAACAACGTAGACCAAAAGTTTAGATTGACAAGTGATAGGGCAGATACAACAACTTTAAGAGTACAGGTATTCCCTTCTGAATCATCTTCTAGTTTTTCAACATACACACTTGCAACAGACATCACTCAAGTAGGTTCTACTTCTAATGTTTACTTTCTACAGGAATGTGACGATGGTAGGTTTGAGGTTTACTTTGGTGATGGTATTGTTGGTCGTGCATTATCTGATAACAATGTTGTTGTACTTTCTTATGTTGTCACAAATAAAACAAAAGCAAACAACGCAACCAACTTCAGAACAACCGCAACAATCTCTGGTGTTACAGATGTTACAACAACAACTGTAGGAATTGCATCTGGTGGTGCAGAACCAGAATCTATTCAATCAATCAAACTGAATGCACCGTTAGATTATGCTGCACAGGGTCGTGCGGTTACCCCAGAAGATTACAAAGCAATCATTCCAAAGGTATACCCAAACACCAAGTCCGTACAAGTTTGGGGTGGTGAGGATAATGCAATTGCAGTTTATGGTCGTACATATATTTCAATTGTTCCAACTGCTGGTTCAATCACTGCTGCCGCAAAGGAACAAATTGTAACAGATTTAAAGAACACATATACTATTGCATCAGTAACACCTGTCATTGTTGACCCTGTTACTACATTCATTCGTCTTAATGTAAGTTTTAAATATAATGTAAAAAACACAACTAAGTCTTCCGAAACTTTGGTCAGTAATGTAAGAACCGCATTGCAAAATTATGATGCATCTACTCTACAAAAGTTTGATGGTATCTTCAGACATTCTTTTGTTACAGGTTTGATTGACGATGTTGATGAATCTATTTTGTCTAACATTACAACTGTCAAGATGTCTCAGTTCATCACACCAACATTGAACTCTTCAACAAAATACGAATTAGAATTTAACAATGCACTGTATAATCCACACAGTGGTCATGCTTCAATGGATGGTGGAATACTTTCATCAACAGGTTTCTATATTGCTGGTAATGCAAATGAGATGTTCTTGAATGATGATGGTCAAGGTAATATCCGTATGTTCTATTATTCTGATGGCGCAACCATAACCTATCAAGATGAAACTGCTGGTTCTATTGGATATAGTAATGGTAAGATTGTAATCACATCATTGAACATAACTGCTATATCAAATGTTGATGGTTCTCCGTCTTCTAAAATCAGAATTGTTGTAATACCAAATTCAAGTGACGTTGTTGCAGTACGAAATCAAATCTTAGAAGTTGACTTTACTAACACAACCATAGCTGCAAATGAGGATACTATTGCTGGTGGTGGTGCATCTGCTGGTGTCGGGTATTCGACAAGCAGTTCTTATGAACCAACATCAACATCTACAAGTAGTGGATACTAATAATGTCTCATGATGATAATACATTAACAAATAAATTATCACCTCTGATTGGAACTCAACTACCAGAGTTTATTCAATCAGACCATCCTATATTTTCTGAATTCGTAAAAACTTACTATCAGTTCTTGGAAAGTGCTGAGATAACTTTTAGTGAAGTTAATAATTATCTAATTCAAGAAACAACTTCCAAGAACTTTGTGTTTGACGAAAACGGAGACAATATTGTTCTTGAAGATTCTGAAGCAAAGTTCACAGTCGGAGAAACAATTACTGGTCGTGACTCTGGTGCAACTGCTGTTGTATTAGTTGATGATGTAGATGACAATAAGAGATTGTTTGTTACATCACAAACTCAGTTTATTCTTGGTGAAGTTGTAAATGGTTCTTTGTCAAACTCATCTGGAACTATTCAGACATATCGTGCAAATCCTGTACAAAACATTCAACAACTTTTAGAACTTGCAAATATTGATTCAACAATCAATAAATTTCTTGACAACTTTAGAGATTCATTCTTAGATGGTGTTGTTGATAATCTTGTTGCTGGTGTTGATAAAAGAAAACTCACAAAGAACATTCGTGACTTGTACATATCAAAGGGTACACGGAAAGGTCATGAATTATTCTTCAGACTTCTCTTTAATGATGATGCTACTATTACATATCCAAATGAGAATATGTTGCGTACCTCTGATGGTGCATGGACAACTAGACTCATCATGCGAGTTCAAGAAGTATCTGGTGACGTAACTGAACTTATTGGTCAGACTGTTCTTGGTAGAACTTCTGGTGCAACTGGTATTCCAGTATCAACTATTAGTATTCGTGAAAACTTTACAGACATCGTAGAAATTGAAATTGACACCGACACACAAACAGGTACATTCCAAGCGGGTGAAACTCTTACTGGTACATCAAGCATTACAGACCAAGACGTTTCATTTGATATCTATTCAATTGTTGTTAGTGCAGATGTTTCAAATAATGATGAGGGTCAATATTATACTTCTGGACAGACTGTTAATGTTCAATCTGCTGGTAGTACAACCGCAACCGCAGAGATTAATACTGTAGGTTCTGGTTCAGTTAATAGTTTTATAATTGACAATGCTGGTCGCAACTATGCGATAGGTGATGCAATTAACTTTAACAATTTGGGTACAGATGGTACAGGTATATCTGCTGAAGTTCAAGTCGTAGGTGGTGCAATCTCCGCTGAGGCTGGTGACGCTACAGAATATGGTATGACTGTTTCTGCTGTTGGTTCTGCAGCTACTGGTGAGGAAGACCACATTGTTCTTGAAGACGAAACGCAAATCTTTATGGGCGACTCTTATCATGGAACAAAGATTGTGTTGGAAGATGCAACCTTTAATGATATTGGTACAAATCAAACTGCAACATCTGGTCAACCGCATTTTGACGCATATGGTTCTCACAGTTCTAATATTGCAAATGAACGTGGTGCAATTACAGACATCAGATTAATTAATGGTGGTAATGGTTATACCAAACTACCAGTAGTTCAAAGTATCACGACAACTAGTGGTGTTAATGCTATTGTCTTACCAATATCAACGTCTGGTATTGGTTCGGTACAGGATGTTAAAATAACAAACTTTGGTTTCAATTATAACTCTGCTCCAACCTTTATTCCATTCCGTCATGCAATTGTTAAAAGTGTTACTGGCACATTTGGTACTGGTGATACATTAACTTCGCATACTGGTACAGTTTCAGCATTTGATTCAAACAGACAACTTCTGTCTCTGAATACAACTGCAAATCTTTCTGTTGGTAATACAATTACAACAGGTGGTGCAAGTGCAGTTATTGCTCAGATTGATACTCCAACTATTACTCCATCAGTTGGTACTCTTGCAACTACTTCTGGTGAGTTCTTAGGTGAACGTGGTAAGGTGTCATCTGACGTTATGAGAATTCAAGATAGTTTCTACTATCAAGATTATTCGTATGTTGTGAAGGTTGGTGAATCAATTAACACTTGGAGAAACGCAATCAAGAGAACAGTCCATCCTGCTGGTTGGGCAGTCTTTGGTGAGGTTTCAATTGTGTCTTCGGTTACTGCTGGTATTCGTGCATTTACTGCTGATGACCTTACTGCACCAGAGGGTACAGTTACACCAGAACTTGCATCACTTCTCAAGACAGTATTTACAACTATCTTTGGTAGAAGACTTGGTACTGTTGATGATGGTACAACACTTCGTGCAACTCCACAACTTGCCAGTGATGCAATCTTGTCTAGTGGTGAACGTGAAGTTACACTTTCAAAAGTTACTACAGTCTTCGTTGGTGTTGTTCGTGCAAATCCTGTCAATGTTGGTTCTACCCTTGATAATCTTGCAAAGTATGCCTTTGCAGTTGAACCAATTGAAAGTTCAGCAACTATACCAAACTATCCAGGCATAACTAGAGACATAAGAGTTGGTAATAACGAAAGAGCATATTATAACATTGAACAGTTTGGTAAATTTAGAATCAATCAAGTTTCAACTCGTAGTCTAGACAGTGATAGTTTTGACGATACAACTTTATCATTTGACTCTGACGCAGAAGGATTTGATGCAAATGATGTATCAATTCCGCTACAGGCATTTACTACAAGAATTAATGTACCACCACCTGGCGAAATTCAGATTTCATCAACTGCAACAACAAGTAATTTCTCAGATACATTCATTACTTTTGATGATGGAAACAACGAATTCTCTGAAAGTGGTAGTTCAAGTGCAACACCTACGGTAACAGATTTCTCTGAAACTGGAATTACCTTCGATACGAGTGCAGAGACATTTGATGAGGAGATTTCTGGTGTTCCAGTAGACTTCAGTACTGTTGCAAATACATTCGACCAAACAACAGCAACTTTTGATGATGCATAATAAAAACCTTATAAATAAAGGTATAAATAAAATCTAGGAGATACCAAAAATGGCATATCAAGCAATCGGGCGTGGAACTAGTGCTAATGACGGAACAGGTGATGACCTTCGTACTGGCGCAGGCAAAGTCAACGCCAACTTCGTAGAACTCTACACAGCACTAGGTACAGGCACCGCCCTGTCATCTGGTATTAGTGCTGACGGTACAACTGTTACCCTAACAGCACCAGTAATTAATAATCCCACAATAGATTTAGACGGTTCAGAACTAATTTTAGATGGAGATGCAGATACGTCTATCACAGCAGATACAGATGATACTATTCATTTTAAGATTGCTGGTAATGATAGAATTACAATGTCAACTGGTTTGATTGACATCAAGAATGACGGTGTTCAATCTGAACTTAGAATGTATTGTGAAAGCGCTAACCAACACTACGCTGCACTTCAAGCTCCTGCTCACGCAGACTTTTCTGGTAATATCACAATTACAATGCCTTCTACTACAGATACACTTGTAGGTAGAGCAACAACTGACACTCTTACTAACAAGACACTAACTTCACCAACTATTACTAGTGGTGTTTTAACAACACCTCAGATTAATGATACATCTGCTGACCATCAATATTTGTTTGCAGTATCAGAACTTGCCGCAGATAGAACTGTAACTCTTCCGTTACTTGCTGGTGATGATGAGTTTGTTTTCAAAGACCATACTCAGACATTGACAAACAAGACACTGACTTCAGCAACACTGACAGGTCTGTTTGGTTCAGTACAATCTCTGTCTGGTGCTGGTGCAATTGACCTTACAAATACGGTTACTGAAATCACATCAACTGGTACAGACGCATTAACACTTGCAAATGGTGTAGCTGGACAAGTTAAAATTATCACAATGATTGTCGATGGTGGTGATGCAACACTTACACCAACTACATTCCATGAT